CTTCTGATACATGTTCGTCGCCGTTACTGGGTCGCTGTCCATCTGCTGCATAACAAGATCTCCTCGTGCCTGGCTCCATGTCGGAAAATGATAATCTATTTTCCGTATTTTCAAAACTCTATTCACTTCCTTCGTCCATTGATCATATCGTTCCTTGGGATAAGCTCTCAGTTCAATGTAGAAAGAATCTAACACTGCTAAAAGCTGATCCGCTGAAGGATCTCTTGACCAATGCATCATCCTGCAGAGAGCCGTTTCTCTCAACTTCCCATGAGGAAACTCCGTTCCGATGTCGAACTCGAAGGTTCGTCCGATGAAAGACATCTCTCTCAAGGGACGAACCTTGTAGTCCTCGCCGTCCTTGTCTGATGGAGTCATTACCATGCCTATGTCAGCCACTTGCTTCTTGATGGTGATGAAGTTGATGATGTCGGAATGAGAATCAGACACTGTACAAGTGAAATCATCCCCGTGAGTGACCCATCTTACATGCTCATTCATCCTTGGCCAATTAATGCTTCCATTGGTGTATTGAAACATCTTCTTAGCCTTAGGAACTTCGTCTGTCAGCTTCAGTAGAGCCCCAATGAAAACTATGTCTAGCAAGTCAGAATCTCCTATGTTTGTAGGAAAAACTCCGCTTGCTTGGTCTCCTTGGGATCGATAGAAGACTCCTTCAAACAAATAGATTTTTGTCCTTAAGTCCTCCATCACTGTCGTTATGACGTTCCTAATCATATCTTCTTCCATTGTCCAGTTGTTGTCCAGTGCCTGTGCAATTAGAGCATCCCTATACACATCCCACGCCCAGTAGGGAATGGTTTTGTCAAATTTAGAAAAATCTGCATCAAAACCATTCGCTCCCGCTTTCGCTAAGTATGTATAGACATCCTTAAATTCCGTGTAAACGTTTATGCCTGTAGTGGAGTGCATGTAATCGTTCTTCAGTCTCGCTTTCATTATCGCTGCTTGTCTACCCCCTAGTAATTTCCGCTGTACTAGGAAGGTAGGGAGCGACTCGATTAGAAACATTCGGGCATTGCCCTCCTGCACTTTCTTCACGGGTACGCACTCTACCTTCAGCTTAGCTTCAATCACTCTGAGTGTTCTTTCGCCTACAGTCGCATTTAACCATGTCTGCTCGAAATCAGACTTTGCTCTTCTGCCTTTATCATCTTCTGAGAACTCATAATAGGGTTGTTCACCT